GTCGGCAGTAACTACGATAACCAAGGTCTAACGCAGTACAAGATCTCCAACAACTACGGTACCGCTCTGTATCAGGGTGACTCCGTTAAGTTGTCCGGAGGATATTTAGCAATCTCAACAACCGGTGCAGCAATTGTCGGTGTATTCCAGGGCTGTTATTACATCGATCCCACGACCGGCAAGCCCACTTGGAAGAACTACTATCCAGGCAGCATTGCTCAGGATGGTATTGTTGCTCTGGTCAACGACGATCCTAACGCTCAGTTTGTAGTACAGTGCTCCGGCATTGCTGCTGCTACTTGCGTAGGTCGTAATGCTGATTTGGATACTGCTGTAGCAGGAAGTGCAACAACTGGTCAGTCTGGCCAGCAAGTTGGCGTTCCCGCAACAGGTAATTCTACGTATCTCTACAAAGGTGGCACGGGCACTGCAGGAGTTTAATCATGGCTATTTCACGTTCGCAACTAGTACGAGAGCTTGAGCCCGGTCTTAACGCTCTGTTTGGCTTGGAGTATTCCAACTACGAGAATGAGCACGCAGAAATCTACGACGTAGAGACATCTGATCGTGCGTTCGAAGAAGAGGTAATGCTCTCTGGCTTTGGTAACGCCCCTGTAAAGTCTGAAGGTGCTGGTGTCGCTTATGACAACGCACAAGAAGTCTATGCGGCTCGTTACACCCACGAAACCATTGCGCTGGCATTTGCGCTGACGGAAGAAGCCGTTGAGGACAACCTCTACGATCGTCTGTCTGCTCGTTATACCCGCTCTTTGGCCCGTTCTATGGCACAAACCAAGCAGATCAAGGCTGCTGCCGTTCTAAACGGTGCCTTTACTACTTCAATCGGTGGTGACGGCAAGCCTCTCTGTGCAACGGATCACCCCACCCTAACCGGTGCAGATCTCAAAAACGAATTGACAACACCTGCCGATTTGTCTGAGACCTCACTGGAGCAGGCGTTGATCGACATCGCAGCGTTCACAGACGAGCGCGGCCTGAAGATCGCGATCCAAGGTTTGAAACTGATTATCCCCAAGGAACTCCAGTTCACGGCTGACCGTATCATGAAGTCCACGCTCCGGAAACTGATTATCCCCAAGGAACTCCAGTTCACGGCTGACCGTATCATGAAGTCCACGCTCCGCGTTGGTACTGCTGATAACGACATCAATGCCATCAAGAACATGGGCATGATTCCCCAGGGTTACACAGTTAACCACTTCCTGACCGATCCGGACGCATGGTTTATCAAAACCGACGCTCCCAACGGCATGAAGATGTTCCAGCGTGTATCGATCAAAACTGGCTTCGAAGGCGACTTCGACACCGGTAACGTTCGTTACAAGGCCCGTGAGCGTTATTCGTTCGGATTCTCGGATCCGCGCGGTATCTTCGGTTCACCGGGTTGATGTTGTAATAAAAGAGGGGGGTTGCAAAACCCCCCTTTTGCTGTATTCTTATAGGACTAGGATTTCGCTCGTATCTACTGACCTAGCAGACTTAGTAGAGAAGATACGAGAATGTGCTACTACACGAGGACAACATGGCAACTACTACCTTTTCCGGCCCAGTCAAGGCTGGCACTATCAGAGACACAACCGGCACGACGGTTGGTACCGATGTAGCAAACGTAGGTTATGTTTTAATGGCTCAATCCGCTGTGATTGACATCATTGGCGCGACTTCAAATAACCAAGTTGTAGCTACAATCCCTGCAAACTCACAAATTGTTGACGTTATTTTAAACGTCACGGTCGTCAACAACGACACTGGTACAGCTACCGTTGTGGTTGGAACTTCTGCTGATGCTGATGCATTTATTCCAAGCACAAGCGTTAAAACTGCTGCAACGACTCGCGGAACACTAGATACAGAAGCCACCGATGTTGGAACGGTTGACCTTCAAGTTTTGGTGGACTTTGCCGCAGCGAACGGAGACGGTACAACTGGTGCTGCAACGGTGACTGTTCTTTACATCCAGAACAACAACCTCTCCTAATTAGGGGGCTCTAGTGAGCTACAGTAATCTACTTGCGGTCACAAAGACCGCAGATGATGACGCAATTACCGGGCGAACTCGTGTAGCAGCTATCTACTACACTTGTTCGGGCACGGCATCATCTTTTCAACTAAAAAACGGTACGACGACTGGTGCAACTACACTTGTAGACATTAAAACTCCTGCTTCTGCTGGCGCCTATGATCTTATTTTTCCAGACATGGGAGTTTTGTTTGATTCGGGAGTTTTTATCGAGTTTGCGGATGCAAACGTAACTAGCGTCACGTTGTTCTTTTACGGCGGAGTTGCCGCTTAATGGCCGAAAAATCATCAATAACTCGGGTTGGAACCTACGAACCATGGGAGTTACAAGTCTCCCGTGGGCAGATTCCTTATCACAAGACCTTATTTAAATTTGGGTCCAACCCGACTGTTGATGCTTCTTTGGAGACTGTTTGGAGCGAAGGAGGTATCTACGCTTACCCGTCAGCGGCTACAGTAATGAAAGTTTCTAGCTCAAGTAACAATGATACGGGTTCTGGTACAGGCGCTCAAACGGTGCTTGTTAGTGGTCTAGATGCTAATTACAACGAAATTTCAGAAACGGTGACGCTAAATGGGCAGACCGAAGTTCTTACCACAAACAGTTTCATCCGTGTATTTAGGTCTTTCGTTGTCACTGCTGGTTCTGGTGCTACCGCTGCTGGCGATATTTATATTGGTACAGGAACTGTCACTGCTGGGGTCCCAGCGACCGTTTACGCGAAAATCCCCTTGGGGGCTAACCAAACCCTAATGGCAGTGTGGACAGTACCGGCTGGATATACCGCGTACATAGACCAAGGCACTTTTTCTGCAGCAGGCTCAAACACAAATCACTCAATAAAAGGGCAACTTTGCTTTAGGCCCTTTGGCGGGGTTATGCGGGTTGGGGCGGAGTTAGGTTTATCCAGTGGTTTTGCATTATTTGACTTTGAGTACCCAGTTTCTTTCCCAGAAAAAACAGACATTGAAGCAAGAGCTTTAGCCCTATCTGGCACGGGATTTTACGTGGCAGCAACCTTTGATTTGATTTACATACAAAATGCCTAGTTCAAAAGGAATGGGAATTAAAACCTCGGTCAAGAGCGGCAACTTCCGCCCTACCAAGTCTGGTGCTGGTATGACCAAAAAGGGTGTTGCAGCGTATCGTAAAGCCAATCCTGGAAGCAAGCTACAGACTGCCGTAACCGAGGACAATCCAACAGGTAAGCGAGCACAACGCCGTAAGTCGTATTGCGCTCGTTCTGCTGGCCAAATGAAGAAGTTTCCAGAGGCGGCAAAAGATCCAAATAGCCGTATTCGCCAAGCCAGAAAACGATGGAAATGCTAAAATGAGCGTCGAACGAGAACTTGCCACTCATTCCGTTGAAATTCGTCATATCCAAGATGACATGGATAAGATGATGGCCGATATGAGCGATATCAAAAAATCTCTGGAAGCAATTAATTTAACTTTGTCAGAAGCGAAAGGCGGCTGGAAAACCCTAATGTGGGTGGCCGGAGCGTCAAGTGCGGTGACAAGTTTTTTTATTGGTTTATATTCATTTTTAAGCGGAAGGTAAAGCCATGCCAACAAAACCTGGCCTTTATGCCAATATCAATGCCAAGAAAAAACGTATCGCTGCGGGTTCTGGTGAAAAGATGCGTAAACCAGGAACTAAGGGCGCTCCTACTGCAAAAGCTTTTATTCAATCAGCCAAAACGGCAAAGAAAGGAAAGTAATCATGGGATTTACCTCAATGAAAAATGTACGCAAGATGCTAGGTAATTCTGGTGGAGGCGGTTTTAAGAGCAGGATACGTGCCGCTGCTCAAGCTCAAGAAGAAGCCGGAAAAGGAGCGCCTGTTGCCGCTCGAAAAGATAATATGGCAGGAATGGCCGTTGAAGCTAAGAAAGGTGGAATGATGAGCAAAATGAAGATGGTCAAAAAAGACGGGAAAAAAGTTCCTGCATTTGCTGCGGATGGAGTAGGCAAAATGAAAAAGGGCGGAATGTCTGATAAAGCAGGCCGCGCTATGAAGAAAACTTCGGCTGATGCAAAAGGCCGCGCAATGAAAAAGGGGAAATAATCATGGCTGGTAAAGGAATGGGTATTGCAACGAAGGGTGGCGGATGTGTTGAGTCTGGTCCAAAAAACAAAATGATTTCAAAGACCAGCAAAACTAGCGGCCCTCTCATGATGAAAAATGGCGGCGCTGTAAATCAGCACAAGCGCATGGCTATGGGCATGATGGGCGGTGGAATGGCTAAAGGCTACAATAAGGGCGGCTGTGCTTAATGGCAACCTCTGGAACAACAACCTTTGACCTTTCGATTGATGACATAATCGAAGAGGCGTTTGAGAGATGCGGAATGCGCATGCAATCCGGGTATCAACTCGGCTCTGCGCGTAGATCTCTGAATTTGTTGTTCTTAGACTGGGCTAATAGAGGATTAAACCTTTGGACGATTGAGCAGGCGACTTATTCATTAACTACTGGAGTCAATGAGATAACTCTTAGCGACGACGTTGTTAATGTTTTATCGGCAGTGATCCGTTACACGTCTCAAGGTACTCAAACAGATATCACTATTGATAGGATTAGCCGAGCAGAGTACTTAGACATACCCGATAAAACTACCCAAGCTCGTCCCGCACAGTTTTATGTGCAGCGCACAAACAGCCCAAAGGTATTTTTCTACCCGGCAGCAGATCAAAACTACACTTTTGTTTATTACCGAATTCGTAGGATTCAAGACGCAGGGGCTTTCACAAACACCGCCGACGTTAACTTTCGGTTTTTGCCTTGCTTAGTGTCCGGCCTTGCGTATCAACTTTCTATAAAATATGCTCCAGATCGCACTACTGGTTTGAAAGGTATTTACGAAGAAGATTTTGCCCGGGCAGCAGCAGAAGATAGGGACACAGCAAGCGTGTCCTTTGTGCCGGAGATGGGGGTCTGACGTGTCTTTTGCCACGGGAAAGTTCTCTTACGGGCTTTGTGACTATTGCGGTCAAAGGTATCCGTATAAAATATTGCAAAAGAATTGGCGAGGATTCAAGGTTTGCCCAGAGGACTATGAGCCTAAGGAACCCCAACTTGAGCCTCTTAAATATCGTGGGGACGCCATTGCGTTACTAGAGCCCCGCCCAGACAGGACGGAACCGTTGACCATTTACACTCCGGCGCCTGGAGATAGTGCGTTTCAAAGTATAGGCAGTGCGAATAACACGGTGAATATGCAGCCGTATCCGGAGGATCAGGCAATGGTTATGAGTATGCGTCTTGGAGAAGTGACGGTGGTTGTATGA